TGTCCAGAAGATATACCAGAATATATATATAAAATTATCCCAAAAATAAAACATATTAAAAAGTATATCACAGAAGAAAATCAAGAAGAATTATTAAATAAATATATGAATAATAAAACTTTATGTATAGATTTGACGGTAGATACTGATAGTATTAAAATTATTAATATTGCCCGACAAAATAATTGTTTATATATAAATACTTCAATTGAAGAATATAAAAAAGATGAAATAAGAAATCCAGAAAAAAGAACATTATATTATCAAAATATTCAATTAGAAAAAGAATTAAAAAAAGTTAAATCAAAAACATCAATTATTGAAAGTGCCGGAGCTAATCCTGGTTTAATATCAAATTTAACCTGTGAATGTATTTATAATTATTGTAAAGATTATAAACCAAATCTTTTAAAATATATCAAAGAAAATAAATGGGCTTATGTTGCCTCAAAATGTGTTCATATGATACATTGCGCAGAAAAAGATAATCAAGAAACAAAATATAAAGCAAAAAAAAATTATTTATATAATACTTGGTCGCCAGCGGGTCTAATATCTGAAGCGTTATCACCTTCTTTTTTATCATCACCAAAAGCACCAAATCCAGAATATAAAAAATCAAGATATAATGATAATATGTATATAAATCCAAATAAACATTCAATGGATTGTTATACAACATCATATATTATAACACCTAATAATAAAGTTGAAAAAATAAAAGGGGCGATGATAACACATAATGAAGTAATAAGTATGTCAGAATTATTTTCAACAAAGAATTATACACCTATTATATCATATGTTTATAGTTCTTGTCCTATATCTCAACAATCATTACAATTAATGAAAGAAAATAATTATAAAGAACCTAAAAATTTAATTGCTATTTATCAAAAAGATATTATTAATAAAGATGGTTATGATAGTTTGGGGGCTTGTGTATTTTTTAATGATGGTCGTATATATTGGTGTGGTTCAGTATTAACAAATAATGAGACGATGAAATTATTAAATAAAAATTGTCATTCAACAGCGACACAATTACAAGTATCAATATCAGTTTTATCATATATTGAATATTTATTAAAACATAAAAATGAAGGTGTTTTAACTAGTGAAGATATGAATTACAAAAAACAAATTGAATATTGTAAGCCATATTTAGGTAAATATATATGTAGAGAAATAACAAATGAAATATAAAAAAAATCTTTAATATTAATATATGAAAAAAAAGATAAAAGATATACAGAGTTTAGAAGATTTAACAAGAGAACAATTAATACAAATTATAAGAGTTTATAATGATAAGCATATTATAAAAAATTATCATTCATTAAATAAAAAAAAGTTAATAGAAATAATAAATCAATATATTCATATAACAAAAGATAATAAAGTTGAAGCTATACAAAAACCATCAAAAGTTATAGAATATGATGAATTTAAAAAAAGAGCAGAAGACGAAAAAGCAAAAGAAATTTTAACAGGAAAACAAGAGAGAAAAATAGTAAGAGCATTAGGACGAGAAAGGGGTATATTACATAGAATGAAAGATGAATTAGCATCATTAGATGAGGAAATAGATGCTGATTATAAATTAAAAAATGATAAAGTTTTTATGAAAGATTATAATGATTTAAAAAATAATATAGAAATAGAAAAGAAGAAAGTAAATAATATTATTAAAATTTATAAGAAACATAGGGAAAAAATGGAAGAACTAGAAAAAAAACTAAAGAATAACTAAATTATATATTATTAATATATATTATATAATGCCTTTTAGAATTATAAAAAATAATGATGGTTATTTTGTTGAAAATATACAAACACATAAGAAATATTCTAAACATCCTTTAGAAAAAAAGAAAGCAGAAAAACAATTTAATATATTAAATAAATATTTAGAAACTTTAGAAGGTTCCGGATTAAATAAAAAACAAATAAAACAAATTAAAAGAAAGCCTTTAAGTGATGCTGATATTAGGGCATATTTACCAGATGCTAAAATAATAAGCACAAGTGAATTAAATAATATTAAAGATATTGATGAATTATTACCAAAAGATAAAGATGTAATATTTTTATTATATCAAAGTAAGCCAAATTATGGGCATTGGGTCTTATTGAGTAAATATAATAATACAATTGAATATAATGATAGTTATGGCGGTAAAATAGATGGACCATTAAAATGGAATAGTAAAAAAGTAAATAACATTTTAGAAAATGAACCATATATAACAGATTTATTGACAAAAGCACAAGATAAATATAAAATTATCTATAGTATTAAAGATTTACAAAAAGATAGTCCTGATGTTGCTGATTGTGGTAGATTTGCTATTATGAGAGCATTAACTATATTGAATGATAATCAAACATTAAAAGATTATATTAAAATGATGAATGAAATGAAAAAAATAACTGGTTTTGATTATGATGATATTGTTTCAGGAATAATAAATATTTAATTATTATATAGATGGCAAAATATAAATTTATATATTATATTAATGTTGAGATTTGACATTAATTAAAATTTATTATAAAATTATCTTTCTTAATTACTTCTTTCTTTTCTTTATCTTCTGATATTTCTATTTTAATTAATTTATTTGTAGGTATATATATATATTCTTTTTTAATATCATTCTTACCTTCTCTCTTATTTCTTACATATTCTTTTTTTTCAAATTCATCAAATATTTCTTTTTTATATTTGATATAATATAAACCATCTGTAAAATTAAATAAATAAATTGTTTTTCTTTGTATCTTATCAAATGGCAATAAAGTAGTATCATATGTATTTATGGAACATCTACGACTTTTTAATTCATAATTATATTTAAAATCGAAGAAATCATATTTACAATATTTATCAATTGTTTTATGTATCTCTCTTTTAAAATATTTATTGATTAAAACTAATATTTCTTTTTCTTTATTTAATCCAAATTCTAAATCTTTTTTAAAACTCATATAATATAAGTTTATATTTTTATATAAAAAAAATCTAATCTATATTATATATTATGAATGATTGTAAATGTCAATGTTGGAAAGATAAAACATTAAAATTAAATTGTTCCCGTTGTGGTGGTATAATTGATTATGTTAAATGTATTCAAGTAAAAGAAGAAGACACTAATAAAATTAAATTAGAAAAATTAAAAAAGGAATTACAAGAGAAAAGAACAGATATAACTATTTTAAGAATGGAAATAAAAGAATTAGAAGAATTAGAAACAGAAGAAGAAGCAGAGAAAAGAGATTTAAGACGAATAAAAAGAAATGATATAATTAATACAGTATCATTAACAGATTGTGATTGTCGAAGTTGTAATAATTATTCTAATTTTTCCGACCCCTTAGATGATAGTTCTATAGATAATGAATAAATATGATTATATTATTACATAATAATAATATAATATTAGATTTTTACATAAAAATAGTATAAAAAGGATTATTACAATGTAAAAATAAATTTATTTTTACATTTTTATAATATAAATATAGATTTTTACATATAAATAATATAGATTTAGATTATTTTATAAGAATAATATTAAGTTTTTATTAATTAATTTTAAAAATAAATAATATAATTATATATTATAATGATTAGTCTTCAAAATCTTAAATTTATAGCGCCACACGCTAACACAGATGATAACGCAACCCACGAATATATAAATATAGAAATGATTAATGAATATACACCACAAAATACAAAACCTCAACCTTTAATTTTTAGTCAGGTTAAATCTTCTAATATTGTTGATATTACTGGAGATTATTATTTATCTGTTGTAAGATGGAATATACAAAGCAATTTACCCGTTTTAATTCCTGATATGGTTATACAAAATCCACCTTCTTCCAGATTTTCATATGATACACAATATCAATTAATTTTACTTTATACAACAGAAGGAGGTAGTCCATATACAGGTGCTCATTTTCATAATCCTGCCCCTCAAAATAGTTATACTGTTAAATTTACACCCGAGACTGTAGATTGGCAAACTATTGATTTTGTAGCATCACCAAAAAATAAAAATGAAATTTATTCAAATCCATTATATTATATTAAATCAGTAGATACATTTCTAAAAATGCTTAATACAACTATTCAAACTAATTTAAATGATATAGTTGGGGCAACTTGGAACCATTTACCATATTTTGAATGGGATAGTGCTACTCAAAAAATTGTATTTAATCGTCCTAATTCTATCCCTTCGGGTGTAGCCGGTGGTGATACTTATACACAATGGTATTTATCAGTAAATCAACCATTATATAATTTACTTAATACATTTAGATTTTATAATATGCCTAATGGTTCAATTATGGATTCTCTATATCCTCCACTTACCCCTTGCCGTTATTTATTAGATACGAGTATTCTACCACCATATACAGATACTACTTTTGGTGAATATACGCCATATTTACAACAAACATCATCAGTTGTCAACTGGTCGCCTGTTCAATCAATTGTATTTACATCTGGAACAATTCCAGTAGAACCTCAATTATCAGGTGCCCCTACAAATTTAAATATAGTTAATCCATCTACACAATCATCAATTTATGCTCAACAAGGTATAACAAAAGTTTTAACTGATTTCTGTATCCCTTTTAATTCTGGTGTTGAAGCTACAAATCAACAGATATATTATTTACCCACAGCAGAATATAGATTGATAGATTTAGTGGGAAATAGTAATTTAAATGAATTGACTATACAAGTTGAATGGCGTGATAAATTTGGAGTTTTACATCCTATGACACTTGACGCCGGCGCAGCAGCAAATATATTAATTCTTCTACGAAAGAAATTATATAATAATCAAAAAACTAATTAAATTTTTTAATATATATTTTTTAATTTTTTTTATCTATATATAACATATATAGAATGTCTCAGCAATTAATGCCTATTTCCGTTCGTGATACTGTTCTTGACCTTGATGATAAAATTAATTACGCAGTTTTTCGTTCTGGTCAAAATATCAGTGTTCAACAATATCCTGCTAACTCTCAATCAAGCTCACAACACGTATATGCTATTCAAGTACCTTCAACCTCTACTGTAGTATCTCGTAATGTTGTATGGGGGTCTGATATTACTTTTAATTTTACTGGCACCGTCGCCCCTTATGAATATTTAGTTAATATGCTTCCAATTAGTCAATATAACAATAATGTTCTTGTTGTAGGTGGTGATTGTCCTGCTGCTTTTCCACTTAATAAACTTTGTACAAATATGAGTATTCAAATTAACAATACAACCGTATCCGTCCCAGTCAATCAAGTTCTTGACCCACTTCTTCGCGCTGTTGATAGAAGTGAATTTGAACAATGGGCAGGCACAACACCGACACAACTTGATAAATATGCGGACTTACTTGATTGTCTACCATTTGATGTAAAAAATGCCGCCGCTCTTGCTGCTCCAGTTGATGAACTTCAACAACCTTTCGTCGGTGTTATGAATTCACCACTCAATCCCTTTAATGCTGCTTATTGTTCTGGCAATATTGTTTCGCGTAATTCTTTTACACTTCTCAAAGTTGAAGGAAATACTCCCGCCGGTTCGGTAGCTGCTGTAAGAAATGTAGCTATCACTATTCGCGTTCGTGAGCCTCTTTTCGTATCACCGTTCCTATTTGGAGAACGAGATGGGGCAGGTTTGGCAGGCATCACACAAATCAATATAACTGGTAATATGGATAGTCTTGGTCGCCGTGCTTGGCAATGGTATCCATCAGATACTGCCGGTGGTTCTAAAACTCTTACATCTGTTTCATTCGCTAATAGTTATGTTGAATGTAAATATTACACACCTAAACCAAGTGATTTAATCCCCGCTACCGTCGTGACGCCATTAGCTACCTATACAAATTACCAATTACCTCCATCCAATGATTTGGGTACTGGTGCCTCTGGTAAATTAACATCTAACTCAATCCAACTTAATAGTTATCCTGATAAAGTTTTTGTTTGGGTTGATGATAATAATAAATGGGGTGCTGATGGTAATCTTAAACTTGATTATTATGCTACAATCGAAAAAGTAAATATTACACTAAACAATCAATCTGGTATTCTTTCCACTTTTGATATTACTCAACTCTTCAGGGCATCAGTACAATCAGGTTCTAAACAAACCTGGGGAGAGTTCTCTGGTCTTCAATCTATGGGCTCTAATGATGGACTTACAAATATCCCAACTTGTGGTTCTGTGCTTATGCTCAATTTTGGTGATGTAATCAATATCGCCCAAGATTATTTCGCACCCGGCTCACTTTCTACTTGCCAATTCCAAATCACTGTTGAATTTATCAATAATACTAATGATGCCATTAAACCACAACTTAACACTATGATGATGTACTCAGGTATCCTTTCTACATCGAACGGCTCTTCAAGCGCATACACTTCTGGTGTTCTCACTAAAGAAAATGTGCTTAATGCTGCTACTCGTACAGATATGAACCAACATCAACTTACCCGTTATGTAGGTGGTGGTCTTTTTGATAGCATTAAATCAATTGCTTCCGCTGCTCTTCCAGTAGCTAAAAACCTTCTTGGTTCAATTGATAACAAATACGCTAAACTAGCTAAACAAGGACTTGAAACTTTTGGATATGGTAAGGCTAAAGGTGGCGCTCTCGCTAAAAAATTAATGTAAATGTTTTTTATTAATATATATTCAATTTAATATATATTAAAATAATTAATTTATAGATGTCTTTTCTCTTGTTCATCCATTATAAATAATTCCATAGCTAAAGGAGACATACCTTTAGCCAACATTTCTTGTTTAAAAACTTCTAAATCTGCGTCAACTTTTGTGTTGTGGTTTTTGATATGTTTCTTACTTTTTTTATGAGCATTAATTGTCGAACATTTATATTGTTGTTGACAACATTCGCAATACCAAAGATTATGTACCATTTATTTATAATTATATTATATTAATATTTCTTTAAAACAGTTTTTATATAAAAATATATTTAAGAAAAATATAAATAAAAAAAAGAAAAAAATTAGTGATAATTCTTATATAAAAACTTTTTTGATTTCTATTACATATACACTTTTTATGTTCTTTTTTAACCTAAATGTCTACATAAAATTATATATATATTAATGTTGAGATTTAGGTTAAAATTATTTATCGTTTTTGATATAATCTTTTTGTGTCTGTAGATTATGAGACATTAACTTGCTATCTTTTTCTTGTTCTTTTAATATATTACCATATTTAGAAGATAAATAAATATGTCTTAACATTGAAGCCCCTATTTTTTTATTAAAAACTTTATTTAATATTCTTGTTATGGTATTAATCGATTTAAAAGGCTTACCATTATAATCAACTAAAAAAGGTATATTTTCTTTTTTCAATAGCATTTTATCAGGATGATTTTTAATATATTTCTTTAGTATTTCTAATAATTCTTTTGGTATATTTACAATTAATTGACCGTCTTTCTTTGATGTTTTAAAGACATTAAATATAAATTGTTCTTTTTTCAAATCTAAATAATTTTTATTTTTATCTTCTGTATTATTAATATTTGTTATTTCCATTAATAAATAATCAGCATTACGACGAGGAGGAATTAATACATATAATGATAAAACTACTAAATCTAAAAGATTATTATATTGTTCTTCTGTTATCTTTTTTGATATTTTAAGATTATCATTTAATTCTTTAAATTTTTGTTCTACATCTTGCCAACTTATCCAGTTCTCTTTTTGTTGTTCTGTTTTTTCGTCTTTTGGTTTCTCATTTATCTTTTTTGTCATATCAATCATTATATTATAATATTGTTGATATAATGGACTTTCTAACATTTTTAAAGTTGATACAATACCAATAATTATATTACGTTGTGTAGTATCTTTATATTTAGATATTTTATTTAAAATGTCTTGAGGTTTAGTAAGAAATTTTAAATTTTTAATTTCTTTTTTATCATTTAAATTTTTTAGAATTTTCATATATAAATTTATAGATGATTGAGATAAACCCTTTTCATTTAATTTCTCTTTTAGATTATTTTCAAACTTCATAATATAAATTAGATTTAGATAAAAAAAAATCTAAAAAATTTAAAATTTATATTAATATATTTTTTTTTTTAATATAATAATATATATATACAGATATGGGTTCTATCGACCAAGTAAATAGTTCAGTCTTTCCTTTAAATATTAATGATTATATTTTTTCAGGTGCTTATTCATCTACT